ACCTTTGCACCATCATTGAAAGTTCTGAATATGATGCCGTCCGGCAGTGAAGATCCGAACATCAGTTGCAAACCATAGTACATACAGGCGGTTTCCTGCGTGATGTAAATGATAGGGTTTTGTTCAAACAAACAATCTTTCCCGGACTGCTGCAATGAAACATATCCGGTGTATTTGTCTGCCTTGCTTTGGTTTTCCGGCAGATAATACATATCCGCAGTTACGGTTGTGTAGTTATGAGAGAATGAAGCATATTCCTGTTTTGCCACTTCACTCTTAATATTCCTCACATGAGAATACTCTGTCTCTCCGTTGCACGTTATATCGTACTCAGGGGCGAACGATGATTTTATCTGCGGTCTGCCGTATCTGTTCTGCGATAGTACGCATCTGCAGGCATTGGCAATAATCTGTAATGCCTCTTTGTGTTTTACCCTTGGTATTGGGTTTTTGGTTTTTGACTTTTTGAGGTATGGGTCAATGTAATACTCTGTAATTCCTGCGTCTTGGAATATCAGTTCTGCCGCATGATAATATGTGATTCCTGCCGGAGCATAACACCCCTTGTAATATTCCTCATCCATGTTTCGGAAGAGATCCTGGCATCGTATCGTTGCGGAGTAATCATCACTTTCCCATGCGCTACACTGTAGCTTTGCGCCTCTTATCCATTCGATGGTGTCTGAGTTCGGCAACTGATAGCCGTACCAGACATACATCTCCTGACCGGTCTCCAAAAAGTTGATTGCAGAGTTCGGATTGTCAACATTGAAATACTGATCGTAGTTCTGCAATTTAACCATGAAATCTATCTGTGGAACATCCTCGCAAATTGGGGATATGTAGCTATCTAATTTAGAATCCATAATGTCCTCGTTGTAGTACACGAGTCCGTAACCCAACTGAATTGAATATATCCTCAGTCTGGAATATGGATTTTTCATCTCATAGAAGATGAATTTGATATAAGTGGTATTCTCTAATACCTGTTCTGTACTGAACTCTGACATATCATTGTCTGTAATCTCTATTCGCTGACCGCTACTTGTCAAAATATCAAAACGTGTAGGGTAAACCTCTCCAAAATTGATAGTCAGACCTTTAATGTCTGTTGCCACAACATTCAGTTCGATAAGTAACTCATATCCACTTTTCGGAATCAGAGGTTTACTTATCAAACCGGTGTCGTAGTAGTTGCCGGATGTATTCTCTCTTGGAAGAAAATACATAGATCCGTCAACCTTTGTGAAATCATGTTCGAGTGTGGCATATACAGTGTCCTCTTTTCGCTGACCGAATAAGCCGGTCTGCTTTGAGTAATAGGCAAAATTGTTTCCCATGACGGTTGCGTTGGCCTGTGCTTCCTGATTTACCAGACCGAATGAAATCATCATGTATGATCGCTCTCTCAGAGAGCTTTTCATGCTTGCCTTGTATTCATTTGATACTTTCTGCATACGCCATCACTCTCCACAATCAATAAGGTTTACTTTGCAACTCTGATAGGTAATTGGATTTCCGTCTGTATCAATCCAATATGGTTCTGCCGTCCTATCTCCGGGGTACATCTTTATTGTTATTTTTTTCATAGTGACCGGATCCGGGAAAGTGACATATACGAAAAACGCACTCAGCACCGTAAGCATCCGGCTCCACTCTGCTGCCGTCAGCCACGGCCATTCCAGAGTGTCGAGTTTGTACTGATCTCGCCCAACTCTCTGCCCTACGACCGTACCGTTGGCATTTCTTCCGGCATCCACCATTGTAGATACAGTTGGCTTTGCCCCACGTTTAGGAGGGGGAAAGTCATAACCATTTACTGATATATAAGCCATTCCATATCCCTCCTTTACGCTCCTTGGAAACTGTAACCGTTGGCATTACGCTGTGTGGTTACTGCATCCGTAACTGTCTTTCCACCGATTTCAACAATCGTCTGTTCTTTCTTATCAGCCTGTGTCTTGGTATTCTTTGAAATCTCGCTCACAGCGGTTGTTATTCCGAGATCATCCAGAGCCTCTTTGATAGCTTCTTTCAGACCGCCGCCGGAATTAAGCGTTGCCTGCACGGTTCCGTTTGTAGATACCTCCCTTGTCACACGCTGCACGATTGCTTCATTCGTGAAATCACTTCCATAGTTGTTGCTGTACTCTTTTAATGCACTGTCATTGATTTTCAGACGTGTTCCGAGGTTCACGTCCATATCAGTGAATGAGTCCGCCCAGGAAGTGACAATTCCTTTTGTTTTCTCTCCCTCTTTCTCTACGCCGATGTTATATCCCTCTACGGAATATGCACCTAACTGTTTGAATACTCTGGACGGAGAGTTAATATCCAGCTTATCTTTGAACCATGAGATGATACTGCTGCCCCACGATTCAATGTTGTTTTTACAGGTGGTGTACAGATTTCCTATACCGTTCTTGAAACCATCTACCACGTTTTTTGCAATGTCATACCACTTGTCATAAGAACAGGTATTTGTGAACCACGTTTTTACATTAGAGGCCCATGTGGTAATGTTGCTCTTGCAAGTCGTATAACTGTTTCCGATTTTCGTTTTGAAGCCGGAAATAATGTTCTCTGCATAGGTACTCCACTTAGAACTATTGATGCCTCCAAAACCGTTATCAGAGAACCACGTTTTGAGGTTTGAAGCCCATGTTGTGATATTACTTTTCGTATCTGTGTACGACAGTCCGATTTTGTTCCTGAAACCAGTTATGATATTTCCTGCATAAGTGGTCCATGTGGCATTGTTGATATTTCCGAATGAAGATCCAGAAAACCAATCTTTCAGGCTACTCGCCCAAGTAGTAATGTTGTTCTTTGTGGTGGTATAGGTGTTTCCTACCTTTTCCCGGAAACCGGAAATGATATTGTTTGCGTAGGTCTGCCAGGTGTTGCTATTGATGTTTCCAAAACCGCTGCTCGTATACCATTCCTTAACTTTGCTCGCCCAGGTTGTGATGTTATCTTTTGTAGTGGTGTATGTGTTACCCACCTTTGTTTTGAAACCAGTGATAATATCATTTGCGTAGGTGGTCCATGTACCGTTATTCACTCCGCCGAATGAAGAACTATTAAACCATTCCTTTGCCTTTGAGGCCCATGTGGTAATATTGTCCTTGGTCTGTGTATAGGCATTTCCCACTTTCGTCTTGAAGCCGGAGATAATGTCATTTGCATATCCGGTCCATGTTTCCATGTTGACCCCACCAAATGATGAATTGTTGAACCACTCTTTGGCCTTAGCAGCCCAAGTCGTGATGTTGTCTTTCGTGGTGGTATAAGCATTGCCTATCTTGTCCTTAAAGCCGGTTATGATGTTCTGACCGTGGGTTTCCCAAGTCTCTTTGCAAATCTTTCCAAAGCTCGTACCTGAGAACCAGTCATTGACCTTTCCGGCCCACTCCGTAACTTTTGCTTGGCAGTCTGAGAATTTCTTTCCGATGCCTCCATTGAAAGCAGTGACAAGATTGCTTCCAAGTGTGCTGAATACGGTTGAATCGGATGAACCGCCTATGCCAAATATTCCTTTGACAACATCTGTCACATTTCCGAAACAACTCAACGCTGTCTGCAATGGTGCTGGCAAAAGGGATTTAGATATTCCACCAAGCAAGCCACTGACTATTTTCTCTCCGACAGTGTTTATTTCTCCATCATCAGATCCAATTCCAAACTTCTTTGATATTCCCTCAACAACGCTTGTTTTCAGTTCATTCCAAATGGCAGTCCATGATACCCATTTGAACATATTCTTGAATGTCCACTTTGCTGCAAATACCTTAAAGACTGTTTTAAGTATTGTGTCCCAGTCAATCTCGGACATTGCCGTTCCTACGCCCTTTAGAAGTTCGTACCAATCCACCTCATCTATCAAAGTGTTAATCAGTGTGCATACACCAGATATAAGGGAATTGATTGTGCCTCCGGCTTCTTTCCAGTCGATAGTCTTAACTGCCTTGTTTATCGCACTCGCAAAGTCACTTCCGATTTTCTTGAAATCTATCTTTGCAAGGAATTTTCCAAGACCGCTGAAAAGTGTCTTGATGCTGTTGCCAAGCGTTGTGCCTACAAGATTCCAGTCGATCTCCGTAATTGCGGTATTTATATTTGTTCCAAGCCCCTCACAGAAAGTATCGAAACCGTCTTTGATGGTATTCCAATCGAGTTTTTTCAGTGCTGTGTTGACACCGTTTGCAAAGTTCGTAGCAATATCTTTCCATGGGAAAGTCTTTGAGAAATTCAGTACGGCAGTAAATACACCATTTACAAAACCGGCGAATGTTTCTCCAATGCCAACATAATCAATTCCGGCTATTGCATTGCCAAGCAGATTGCCGATTGCGGTTCCGAGTGAAGCCCAATCCAATCCCGTAACGAATGTCTTTGCAAAAAGGATTGCTGAGTTTATTGCATTGGAAATTGCTGTTCCAATTTTCTTCCAGAGATCTTCTGTCTGCAGGGCGGCGTTAATTGCATCTACGATACCCTGTGCAAGTCCCTTTGCGGTGTTATTTATCAGAGTCCAGTCAAGAGTATCTAATGCACCAATGATAAGATCTGCTATTGCCGTTCCGAGACTGCTCCAATGGAAGTTTTCTACAAATGAATCAACGAACTCAAATGCAGAGTTAATAGCTTGCGCTATTGTCACACCTATTGATGTGAACAATCCAGGAGTTTCAAGGAAACCATTCAGGAATGTCGCAATGCACTTCGCAATCTTTCTCAGAGATGCTTTGATGCCGTCCCACTGAATGTTATCGAGGGCTTCTTTCAGTTTCTCCCCGAACATTCTTCCTACATCGTAGAAATCAGCTTCATCCCAAGCATCCTTAATCATCTGTGCAAGATTTTTGTACTTATCCGCAATCTCGTCTGTTTCATAACCGCTTCCATCGGCTCCGCTGTTGCTTCCACTGCCGCTTTTATCATCACTTAGGATGTTAAGCTCATCTATGCCGGTGGTAAGGTTCTTTGCCGCCTTTGAAGCACCATTTAAGGAATCTGTATAATCTTTATTCTGTTTTATTGCCTTGGTATAGAACTTCTTACCTGTGAGTGCTGAGAAGAACTGTGCCAATGCGTTTGTTGCTGCAACGAGCTTCTGAATCAGATAATCCAGAATCGGAGTAACTACATTCAGTATTGGCTCAAATGCAGTTGTCAGTGATGCTCCAAGCTGTCGCAAATCGTTGTAGAGCAGATTTACGTTTTTGTGAAACTCTGTTCCGGCTCTTTTTGAATAAATAACAAGGTTATCGAATCCTGTTTTTACGAGTTCAAATAGGTGTGTAAACATTGAACGTAATAACATGAACGTTCCAAGTCGGATGATTGAGCCGAGTTTCTTTGCAAATGCACCAGATTGTTTTTCTGAAAATCCAAGGCTTTCTCTCACTCTCTTTTTGAGTTCCTTGAATTTGTTTATAATTGCAGCAATCCCAGAACGGATTTTGTTCACTACCGTTTTCACGGCAGAAATGATTTTTTGTGTCTCGTTCTTTACAGCATTTGCCACTTGCCTTACCGCATTGATGATTGCAGTAAGGATTGTCAGGATAATACCAATAATCGGTATCGCCGCCTGAACGGCTTCAAGACCTACTGCCATAGATTGGAACCCAGCGTTTGCCGCCATGCCCCCGGTTTCAATGGCCGGAAGAATTGATGCAATTCCACTTAATATAGAAGAAAAGGTTCCAAGTCCACATTTCTGTGCTGCATCCCCTATGGACTTAATGGACTTTGCCACATCCTCCATATTCTTAGGAGACTGTGAAACCGTTTCCTTGAACTGCTTAAACTGTTCCTGTGCCTGTCTGAGACCATTCACAGTTTCCTCATACTGACCGGTATCAAACCGTATCTTTCCACTCTCCATACCGCTGACAGTGGCTTTGTACTTATTGATCTGGTCTATGAGTTCCTGAATACGTCTATTAGCCGGATTTGTGTTTGCCTGATTGAGACTTTCGTTTAAGTTTGTCTGTCCGGCTGCTGCACTTTGTCCGGCAGTTCCGAGGTTGCTTTCCTCTTGTGCCAACTGACTTGCCGCTGATGCGGCACCGTTCATTGCTGCCTGTGCCTCTTCTGATGCAGTCGCAACGCTTTCTGTGGCTGCCGCTGCTTGCTGACCGTTCTCCAAAGGCTGTACACGTCTCTGTGCCCCCTCAGAATCAATTCTGATGCTGACGCGATTATTCGATCCGAGGTTTCCAAGTGCTGTGCTGACTTCCTTTACAGTAGCCGCAACCTCTTTTAATTTCGCCGTATCAACTCCTGACAGAGACTTAATGGATGATGCAATGCTTCTCATACCACTTCCGGCATTTTTAAGATCATCTCCAACGCCGGAGAAACCACGCATTACATCAAGAATCTGTTTTAACTTTTCTGTATCTAATCCCTCAGTGATTTTCTTCATTGAGGTAAGAGCTTTTGTTACTTTATCAATACCACCGTCTGCCTTATCAGTGGTGGCTTCTATTTCCAATAAAATGCTATCTACTCTGTTATCAGGCATTTTGCCACCTCACTTCGTAAAACCCTGTCCGTGGGTGGTATTGTTTGTCCGTAAAATAAGAAAACATGGGGAACTGCGCCGGACTTGCGCTGTTTCGGTTCGTCAACCTATCCCCATGTAATCAGCTACTTTTCTCTTCGCTGTCTCAATCGCTTATTATGTTCTGCGGCAAAGGCAGCGAATCTGTCTGCATCCGTCATTTTTGCTCCCGGCGGTGCGTCCTCTGTGCTGTTCATGCTTCTTGGTTGGCTTGGGTATGCCGGAGCATTTCTGCCAAGGAAGATTGCCATGGCATCTACGACATACGAACCAACGGACCACGCCAACGTATCTAAGGCTGTGGCCTGTTCTTTCGCTTCCATTTCTCTCTTCTTTTGGAATGGTTCTAATTTCGTAGGGTTCAATGTCCAAAAGGTCTCATAGGAAACTCCATAAAGGAGAGCGTTGGGAAGCCAAACTTTATTGATAATCTCTGTAAATGTTTTGTATTTACTGAGATCTATTTCCTCTACTCTGTTGCCGCCTTGGTTTTCTTTCCTCCGCTCTTCGGAGGTTCCTCGGCTTCCTCGCCAAAACCCGCGGTTTTCATTGCCTCCGTAAAGGCTTCCATGACTTCATCCATGGAGCCACCGTACTTCAAATGTTCGCTCAGTATCTTTCCGGCTTTTGTAAGATCCTTTGTGCCGGTAAGGACTGCGATGATCGCTCTGATTGTCTTAAAAATCTTCATGTTCTCTCTGGTATCATCATCCAGAAGTCCCATTACATCTACATCGTGATCTTCCAGATCACACATAAGGTTTGTAAAATCGAGATCTGCTACTTTAATCTCTTTAGGTCCATTCGCTGTCTGTAAAATCATACTTATTAACCGTCCTTTCGTTAATCTGTCCTATTTGTACGGCAGAGGACTATTCCCCTGCCGCTGCTTCACTTTTTCACGCTGTTACATAATGAAGAGCCTCTTCGCCCTCATCAGTAATGGAGAATGACATTTCTCTCGCATTGTTGGAAGATCCGCTTGTCGGATATACTGCCATAACACCGGCCCACTCCCATTTGCCGTCAACACCCTCTTCTCCAAACCATAACTGGTATTTATCAACTTTTCCTGCTTCCTGCAGATCCAAGAGTTTCTTGTAATCAGCTTTCTCATACCATGCTTTGAAAGCAAGATCCCCTGTGTCCTCGATACCGTTAATGGTTCTTTTCTTCGTATCGGAAAGTGTTGTAACATCGAGTTTTTCCTTTTCTCCGCCGAGATCCGGGTACTCAGTAATGTCGATCAACTTCTCAAATGTTCCTGGAGCATCTGCTTTCTCGTGCATGAGATATGTCACATTTGTACATTTTGCCATCTTCGTTCTACCTCCTTGTGTTTTCCTTTGCCTAAGAGGTAAAGCCTTGAATTTATTAAAACCACCGGCAGACACCAGGCGAGTGCTTTTCGGGAGCGACCCTAGCCGATGGAGTTAATCATGTTTCCAATTTTGAGAACCGAGTAAGGAATTGTGAAATGGAAGTATCGCTTATATTCTCCACAGGGGAGAAGTAGTCGCAATGAAATCCAATCCCTACCATATATTCCCTTGCGGAATTTGCTAACTTCCGCACTTCTGAGGCGGATTTGTTTGAATAGAATTTGACTTCCAATCCAAGATTGATACCGTCCTCTGTATTTGAAAGTGTGGATAACGCTCCGTCTCCGCCTATCTGTTTGAAATACATATAGGGGAATGACGGTGGTGTAGCTTTATACACCTGTCCTCCTTTCAAACTGCTGTATTGTTTCTGCAAGTCTTTCAGGAGGTTCGTAAAATACAAATTCACATTGTCCTTAACCATCCTTGAATACCTCGCTTGCTATTTTTTGTGCTTCTTTCCTCAGATATTGCGCCGTCTCATACATGAATGGTCTTGACGGCATACCCTCTGTAAATCGCCATGTGCCATCATCAGCCGGATAATACCAACCCTCTCTGCCGTCTTTCGTGGTAAAGATTGTTGCCCCGGAATTGTATGCCCAGTTCATTATTGCCTTGTACTCTTCGCTTGGGTGGGAGTTGTCCCTACCCTTTACACCAGTACCAAACTCAATGTACTTGCAATACCCTCCGGCACTTATGATTCCAACTCCCTCTGCCTCATCCAGATAACCGATAATGGAAGATCTTGCCGTACCGGTATCAACCGGAACTAACTCCTGTGCCTTTTCAACTCCGAGGTCTGTAAGTCTCTGTATAAGTTTCTCTGCGCATTTGTGTATACGCTCTTTCCGCTTTTCCAGTTTCTTAATAGCCTCATCTATGCTGTCCGGGTCAAAGGGATTGATCGTTATTTTGTCCTGCATGGATATTCCCCTTAATCTTCCGTATCGCCCATAGATTCTGTTGCAAATCATGTTTCGGGCAGACACATATATAATCCGGTTCTGTATCTGTGGAACCGTCCTCGTTGAGAATAGGAACCACATCTATGAAGAGTTTTGAGTATTCATCAATCGGTAATTTCTGTACGGTTGATATGGTCTTGTCGTAGACAATATCTTTACCAAATGGGGAGTCCTCGGCATTTCCTGAGTTCGGACTTACTCTCGCAAGCACACGAACCGGATTTGAATACTTCGGTATGCTCTCCCCGGTAAGGTTGCCATCCTCGTCCACTTCATCCACCGTTCCGTCATAGGTCTGGTAATAAAAAGGGACTTGGTTCAATCTGAGGTCTTTAAGTCTCAGCTTCGGCATTGCCATCCCTCCTTAACAGACCGACATAGGTTTTGGGTGGGATCTTCGCCAAGGCCAACTCAATATCTTTCTTGCCTGTCTGTCCCCAGTTCCGGGTAACTCCAAGTTCTGTGTGAGATACAAGTCCGCCCCTCGCATCGTCAGAGTTTATGGCTTTCGCCAAATCATAGATTTCAAACTCATACCGGTTATAAAACCTCTCCAACTCTGCCTCTGTCGGAATATCATCATCCGCCCAAAAGTGTTGATTTGCAGCCTGTTTCTGAGCTTTCACAAGGAGGACGGCAATCTGTTCGTCAGTGAGAGTTTCATCATCTAAAATGACTTTCAACAATTTAGCGTCCATAATCCGTCCTCACTTTCTTACCCTTGCTGAGTTAAAAACTCTGCGATCAGCTTTGCTTTTACGGTTTCTTTCATGTCATACCCACGTTCCGTTGCGATAGCCTTAATCTGTGCCACTGTCAGAGCATTAAGTTCTTCCTCTGTATACTTCTTTGTGACATCAGTAACCGTCTCTTCTGTGCTCGCATCTGATGATGTGGAAACAGAAGAATCGGCTACGATACGGGAACCACCGTCAAGGGTATGACCTGTTATTCCCCCGGTTTTGTGGTTGCTGTCAGTTTGCTCGGAAGATCTGTGGAAATATTTGTGAACTTAGCACTCATCCACTCAGGACCGTGATCCAAACCAATCTGTCCGAAAATCTGATATGTTTCTCCTGCGCCAGTCTTTGCAAGCTGCTCCAGGAAGAAATTGCCCTTGCCAGGAACCATCTGATGAACCGGAGCCATGATGGACGGATCGAACAGAACGGCTGTACCGGTAGGCATAGTATCAAACAAAGCAACTGCCACTTCTCCAAGAGGGGTAACTACTGTCTGTAATTTGATACCGTTCACTTCTCTTCCAAGTGGAACGATTGTAAGGTTGTTCTGCTGCGCATCAAGGTTAAGCTGCAACATTGTAGTTGCATCAACTCCGAGAACAATGTTGTCTGTCTTTGCGCCCTGATCGTGAATGGACTTTAATCCCTCTGCTACAAGCCAGTATGTGAGAGGCTTTTTAGCAAGATCAAGTACGTTGGTTGTGATAGCTGTCAGAAGTCCTCTTGTTTTATTGGCCTCTGCATCAGTAGTTGCCTTTGCGTACTTTCCGTTGATGAATGTGTACTCAATATCCTGTGCGATCTTTGCCATTCTACGAGAAACCTGAAATGCAAGCTCGTCCATAGGATTTGCCTGCTGACCGGCCACATTGATGCCCTGCAGTGTACCCATGTTACTCTGCTTTCCGTAAGAAATCGCTACGGATTTCTGGAAGATCTGAGTTACATTGGTAAGCTGGCTTCTAGTTACCATTTCCGGCTGTGGTGCAGTAAGGGATGCTGTTTCAGAAATCTCCGGCTGTTCGCCTGTTTCTGTGTTGTACTCCTGACCGCAAGTAAACTCTACATGATTGGTTACAAGAGGTCTTGCGCCAATCATAGTAGAGAACGGTGTTGCTGTCTGTCCTTTAGCGAATAACATTCCGCTAAAATTAGGAACAGCGAATGATGTTGCTGTGCCCTGTGCCATAATTCATTACCTCCTTTAGATTTATGCCTGCTGATTGTTAGCGGCACTTTGACTTAATATTGCAAGAATCGCAGCCTGTGAATCGCCTGCGTCCATTGCCTGTTTAATCTGTGCTGAATAGTCAACCTGACCTACGTTTCCAGACTGTGGCGTAGGCATCTGAGCCAAATACTGAGCGCGGATTTCCGACTCTTTCTGTTTGTCTCTTTCCGCCATAAACTTAGTGATGTTTCCGGTAACAACATCCATGCTTCCCTCATACTCTGCTGTTGCCGTAGCCTTTGCCATTTCAGCCGGCATACCCATTCCTAAGTAACGCTCCGATGATTCCGCTACCGCTTTGAATTTTTCCAGTTCCTTGACATAAGCATCTCTCTGAGCCTGCTGTTCCGCTTTTGCCTCTGCCTCCTGCTCTTCGGCTGTCTGCTTCGCTCTAAGCTGTTTGCGAAGATTTCCCTCGGATGTACAAAGTTTGTCGTTATCGGATTTCAGTTTCGCATTTGCCGCTTTCTCCTGTGCAAGCTGTGCCATAAGGCTCTCAACGGTTACTTCTCCGCCGGAGTTGTTTTCCTCATGCTTATCTGTCTGAGGCTGCTGCTGTGTACCGGATGCCTGAGTGGGCTGATTCTGCGGTGCTGTCTGAGACTGCTGCTGTGTCTGGTTCTGAGTTGTTGTGCTGTTTACATCTGCCATAATTGACCTCCTGCGTTTGAACGGTTCTCTCCGTGTGAATTTCTGCGTTTTTTTACTTGCGTCTCTGCAAGACAATAGTTGTATGCGTTTGATGAGGGTTTTCTCTAACCCGTTATCTGAAAGGAATTACTCCCTCTGTAACCGAAAAAATGAGCCGGACACGATTTTCCATCACATCCGGCTCATAGGCTCTAACTGTATTCAGTTAGTTTTTCTTTGCTGCCTTTTTGGCAGTTGTTTTCTTGGTAGCAGTTTTCTTTGCTGTGGACTTCTTTGCTGCCGCTTTCTTATTGGCAGTTTTCTTGGCAGTATCTTTCTTTGAAACGGATTTCTTTGAAGCTGCTTTCTTCTTATCGTCCATCTTTTTCTTGTCTGCTGCTGTCTTTTTTGCAGTTGCCATTGGTTTTCTACCTCCTGATTTATAATTCTACGCACCGGCAGTTGATGATCTCATCTATCGGTGCGCCCATACTATCATCGAGTGGGAACATCATTTTGTACCCATTGATGATAAAAGGCTCGTTAATAGGAACTGTTTGGCCGTCCGCCTCCCAGTGGCTAACCCGGACACGTTCATCCCTCATGCTTACCCATGTGTGGGTATTCTGTTTCTTATCCACAAGGTTCTGATGATTTATCCAGTTATATATCCAGTTTGTCTCATTTAGGGCAATCTCTGTAGCTCTGACATCAGAGAACATTCTTTTCACACTTTTGGGAACATCCTCTTCATTCATCATGCCACCGGTCATACGAGATATTTTATATTTATCGTTGCCGTTGGCATTTGCAACTGCCCTCTCTGTGGCTTCCTGAATATACTTTGCAAATCTGTATGCCTTTTCCCTTACTTCTGTGTCGTACTGATATTCAGGCATCATGGCAAAATAGAGATC